AAGAAAGGGCATAACTACAACTTTTAGAACGAATTAAGCAAAAAAACGAACTATTTATTATGGAATTTATTGAGTTAACACAAGAACAATTGAAAAACAAGTTATTTTGTACATTTACGACTAAGGACAAGTTGGAGAATACCTTAGATACGATTAAAGAAGAATATGTTATAATGTATAGCAAAATCTTTGTTTTGGAATCTGAAGAATCTGAAGAGTACTTATGTACTTATAATATAGAGGTACAAGACAGTAACACAAAGGTACTTCCAAATACCATTTTACTACATAGAAAGAAAGAAACTAATACTCTATACACAATTAATAGTTTAAATCTTCTTATTAAATCCCTAAATGAGGGAATTTTAGACACATCCTTTAGAGTGGAGTGGCAAAATTTTAGAAATACCGTCCTTCTTACTCAAGGCGACGACTTAAAAAAACTTTCTACAAAAATACACAAAATAGTTACTATTTAAGTTGCTAGATTGAATTATTATACTTATATTTCTTTATAAGTAAATTTTTAAACTAAAACAATAAGTTATGGGAATGGATTTAAGTGCCATTAAGTCAAAGCTTAGCTCATTACAGAGCAATAAGCAAGGCGGCCAAAAGAGAGATATGTCTCTCATCTTGTGGAAACCTACTGTAGGTAAACACAGCGTTCGTATTGTTCCAGCTATATGGGACAGATCAAATCCTTTTAAAGAGGTATTAGTACATTACGGTATCGGTAACCGTACTATGATTTCATTAGTTAACTTCGGTGAAAAAGATCCAATCGTTGAATTTGCTAGGCAATTAGCTACAGCAGGTGATAAAGAAAACTGGGTTATGTCTAAGAAATTAGAACCGAAGATGCGTGTCTTTGCTCCTGTCATCGTTAGAGGTGAAGAAGAGAAGGGCGTACGTGTATGGGAGTTCGGTAAGCAGATTTATGCCGAGTTATTATCATTAGCCGACGATCCTGATGTAGGAGATTACACAGACGTAATTCAAGGCCGTGATATTACTATTGAAACTACCGATGCAGCAACTAACGGTACCGGTTATAATCAATCCAAGGTACGCGTTCGTACTAAAACTACTCCTTTATCTGAAGATGCACAAGAAGTAGATAAGTGGTTAAATAATCAACCAGAAGTATTCTCTATCTTTAAGAAGTATCCTTACGAAGAGATGAAAGAATCATTATTAAGTTGGTTACATCCTGAAGCTGCGACAGATGAACCAGCTCCTGTTACTGCACCAGCATCTGCTGCACCTACAAAGCCAGCATCATTTGCTTTAAATACAAAACCTAAAGCAGATATAGACACAGAATTCGACGAACTTTTTAAATAGTAGTATAACATGGCGAAAGGAACTAAAGCTTCTCTTAATGAGAGTATAGCGGGTGCCTTAAAAGGTACCTTTAACCTAGATAGCTTCAAAGAATCAAAGAACTTATCTAGTACATCTATTAAGATGAAAACCCAAAAATGGATTCCTTTATCACAAGCCTTTCAAGATTGTCTATCTATTCCTGGTATACCTCAAGGTCACATTACACTTTTACGAGGTCATTCTGATACCGGTAAAACAACAGCTCTACTAGAAGCAGCAGTAAGCGCCCAGAAAATGGGCGTCTTACCTGTTTTTATTGTAACGGAGATGAAGTGGAATTGGGAGCATGCCAAGCAAATGGGTTTACAGTACGAAGAGGTAGCTGACGAGGATGGAGTAATTAAAGACTACAAGGGATTTTTCTTGTATGTAGATAGAGAGAGGTTAAATAGTATTGAAGACGTAGGTGCATTTATTGCAGACCTATTAGACGAACAGAAAAACGGTAGATTACCTTACGACTTATTATTTTTATGGGATTCAGTAGGTAGTATACCTTGCGAATTATCTATAACCTCAAATAAGAATAACAACGAGTGGAATGCAGGTGCTATGTCTAAGACATTTGGTAACTTTATTAACCAAAAAATCGTATTATCACGTAAAGAGAGTCAACCCTATACTAACACAATGCTAGCAGTTAATAAAATCTGGGTAGCTAAAGCTGAAAACATCATGGCACAGCCTAAGATGAAAAATAAAGGGGGAGATACCATGTACTTTGATGCATCTTTAATCGTTACTTTCGGGAACGTTACTAGTTCAGGTACAAATAAGATTAAAGCCACTAAGAACGGTAAGGATGTAGAGTTTGCAAAGAGAACTAAAGTTAGTTGTGATAAGAATCACGTTAATGACGTTACATCTGCTGGTAGAGTTGTTATGACTGCACATGGATTCATCGATGATACCAAGCAAGCCGTTGATAGTTATAAGAAACAGTATTCAAAAGACTGGTTAAAGGCTTTAGGTACTACTGACTTTGAAGTAATAATAGAGACAGACGACGACAGTAGAGATATTTTCGATGCTTCAGAAGAATAACATGAATAAAGATTACAGTAAGCTATTTGAGCAAATAGAAAATGAAAAAAATGAGACCCTGCATAAAAATAGCAGGGTTCTTATTGTAGACTCGTTGAATACGTTTTTACGTAGTTTTGTAGCAATACATCATATTAATCCAGCGGGCAATCACGTAGGCGGTTTAGGTGGGTTCTTAAAATCAATTGGTGCAGTCATAAAGCAATTACAGCCTACTAGGGTTATTTTAGTTTTTGACGGCGTTGGTGGTTCAACAAATAAAAGATACTTATATCCCGAGTATAAAGCCAATAGGCACATTACAAAGATATCAAACTGGGATGCATTCGATAATCAAGAAGAAGAATCCGAGTCTATTACATCACAAATTGTAAGACTAATTGCTTATTTAAGGTGTTTACCGGTTGACTTAGTAATGATTGATAAGATAGAAGCAGATGACGTCATTGGATACCTTGCAACTAGGTTTCCTGAGAAGGTTACTATACTTTCTACCGACCAAGATTACATACAGCTTGTATCAGATAAAGTATCTGTATATTCACCAGTTAAGAAAGTGATTTATAATCAGCAACAAGTAATAAAAGAGTACGGAATCCCGCCTCATAATTTTTTAACGCATAAGGTTATAGTAGGTGATAAGGGAGACAATGTCCCTGGGGTAAAAGGTATTGCAATTAAGACATTAATTAAGATGTTTCCAACAATAACAACAAGTGAGCAAGTTAGTCTTGAAGATTTATTAGAGGAATGTAAAGATAAAGGTAAAAAATTTGCAGATATTTGTAATTATAAACATCAACTTGTTATTAATAAAAAGTTAATGGATTTAACCAATCCTAATATACCTGAAGAAGACGCAGAAATGCTAGATGTACTTATTCTAGCACCAAATGATACCTACGACCCTACTAAATTTATAAAGTTATACAACGAAGACATACTAGGCAAGACTTTACTCAGTCCTCAAATATGGTTAGGTGAAACTTTTGCAAAATTAACACACTATAAGTTGAAAGATCGAGAATAGTTTACTACATTAAAGAATAAAGAGAATCAGTTATGGCAGTTTTAAATCAACTTAATCAATACGGAGTAGGCTTTCAAGTAAAAGTACTATCTAGTTTACTTAAGCATAAAGAGTTTTTACAAAATATACATGATATTTTAGAAGAAGAGTTTTTTGATAATCCAGCACATAAATGGATTGTAGAAGAGGTTTTAAAGTACCATTACAAGTACCATTCAACACCTACTAAGGAAGCATTATCAGTAGAAGCTAAAAAAATCGATAACGAGGTATTAAAAGAGGCTATTAAGAGTCAATTATTAGAAGCCTATAAAGCCTCTAACGAAGATCAGGAGTATGTTGAGCAAGAGTTTGCTAATTTCTGTAAAAACCAACAATTAAAAAAAGCATTACTATCTTCGGTTGAATTATTAGAGAAAGGACAGTACGACGATATTAGATACTTAATCGATTCAGCATTAAAGGCTGGAATGGATAAAAATCTAGGTCACGAATATGAAAAAGATACTGAAACTCGTTATAGAGCAGAAGAAAGAAATGCTATACCAACACCTTGGCCTCATATTAACGAACTTTTAATGGGAGGATTAGGTGCAGGTGATTTAGGAATTATTTTTGGTAATCCAGGCGGTGGAAAAAGTTGGATGCTAACTGCTTTAGGTGCTATGCCTGTATCATTAGGTTTTACCGTAAACCACTATACTTTAGAATTATCAGAATCTTATATGGGTAGGAGATATGATGCTACTTTTACAGGACGGAAGGTACAAGAATTAGGTTTACATAGAAAAGAGGTAGATGAAGTAGTAGGTAAATTAAAAGGAAAGTTAGTTATTAAGGAATTTTCAATGGGTAAAGCATCTATATCCTCTATTGAATCTCATATTCAAAAATGTACCGATCTCGGACAAAAGCCAGATTTAGTTCTTATTGATTACGTAGATTTGTTAAAATCAAAGCGTAAATCTGTTGATAGAAAGGACGAAATCGATGATATTTATATCTCCACTAAGGCTTTAGCAAGGGATCTTAAGATACCAATTTGGACTGTATCTCAAGTTAATAGAGCTGGTGCAAAAGACGATGTAATTGAAGGAGATAAGGCAGCTGGTTCGTATAATAAGGTCATGATTGCGGATTTTGCAATGTCTCTATCCCGAAAGAGATTAGATAAAATGAATGGAACTGGTAGAAGTCATATTATGAAAAATCGATATGGCGGTGATGGTATGACCTATCCGATGAAGATTAATACCGAAAATGGTAATATTGAGATTATGGATAGAGAAATGGAAGAAGGTGAATTTACAGTAGAGAATGGTAATCAAGGACATAAAGCACCTACTACTAATTTTAGTACAGAGGAGAGAAATTATTTGCAGCAAAGGTTCTTTGAATTGGGGAAATAAGATATTTATAAATACAAAAAATAATCGGTATGAGTTTACTAGGCTTACTAAATAAGAAAAATAAGAACCCATTGGCTCCAACGCCAAATCAAGAAACCTATGAGCAATTAGTCTTCAAAATGGAAGCTAATGGCACTAATGATTTATTAGAGCGCAATAACGTCGATTTTACCTTCAGACCTCCTGCAAGTACAACTAAGTACACGGAGACTATTTTCAAAGAACAAGCAGCCGGAAAGGCCTAAACTGAAATAAAAGTTATAAAAAATTCCGAAAGATAAAATCTTCGGTTGATATATCTATTTTTAAAATTATAAAAAAAACAAAAAGAGACATGGACATCTCACAGAGCATTTTGAGCGATATTACAGTGTATATGAAGTATGCAAAGTTTAATCCTGCAGTAAATAGAAGAGAAACGTGGCAGGAGCTGGTAGATAGGAATAAAGCAATGCATTTAAAGAAATTTCCCAAGTTAAGTGAGGATATTGAGAGTGCTTATAAGTTTGTCTATGATAGAAAGGCTTTACCTTCAATGCGTTCTATGCAATTTGCAGGTAAACCTATTGAAATTAGTCCAAACCGTATCTACAACTGTGCTTATCTTCCAATTGACGATTGGAGAGCCTTTGGAGAAACGATGTTCTTACTTTTAGGCGGTACTGGGGTAGGTTATTCAGTACAGAAACATCACGTTGAGCAATTACCTGAAATTAGAAAGCCAGATACAAAGAAAACTAGACGTTTTTTAATTGGAGATAGTATTGAAGGATGGGCCGATGCAGTAAAGGTGTTAGTTAGGTCTTACTTTGAAGGTGGATCAACACCGGTATTCGATTTTTCTGATATTAGAGCCAAGGGAGCTGCCTTAATTACTACAGGCGGTAAAGCACCTGGTCCTCAACCATTAAAAGAGTGTTTAATTAAGATTCAAGGTATATTAGATAGTAAAGAAAACAACGATAAATTAACTTCTATTGAAGTTCACGATATAGTTTGTCATATTGCCGATGCAGTATTGACAGGAGGTATTAGAAGAGCGGCATTAATTAGCTTATTTAGTGCAGATGACGACGATATGATTTCGGCTAAGTCAGGTGCATGGTGGGAACTTAACCCACAACGCGGAAGAGCCAACAATTCAGCAGTATTACTAAGAAATAAAGTGACTGAGGAGTTTTTCTTCGGCTTGTGGGACAAAATTAAGGCAAGTGGCGCAGGTGAGCCGGGTATTTACTTGTCGAACGATAAGGATTGGGGAACTAATCCATGTTGTGAGATTGCATTACGTCCATTCCAATTCTGTAACTTATGCGAAGTAAATGTTTCTGACGTAGTTGACCAGGATGACTTAAACGCACGCGTAAAAGCAGCGTCTTTCATCGGTACTCTACAAGCATCATATACTAGCTTCCATTACTTACGTCCAATATGGCAAAGAACTACTGAAAAGGATGGTTTAATTGGTGTCGGTATGACCGGTATTGGTTCAGGTGCTGCACAAAAATTGGATTTAAAAGTAGCAGCAAAGATTGCTAAAGAAGAAAACGAGCGAGTTGCTAAATTATTAGGTATTAATGCAGCTGCTAGATGCACTACAATTAAACCTTCAGGAACTTCTTCGTTAACTTTAGGAACTTCTTCAGGAATTCACGCATGGCATAACGATTATTACGTTCGTAGAATTAGAGTAGGTAAGAACGAAGCAATATACTCGCATCTTGCAATACATAATCCAGAACTAGTCGAAGATGAATACTTCCGTCCTCATGATACCGCAGTAATTGGCGTTCCACAAAAAGCACCAGAAGGTTCTATCTTTAGAACTGAGTCTGCAATTGATTTATTAGAGAGAGTTAAGTTCTTCTATCAAAACTGGATTAAACCAGGTCATAGATCAGGTCAAAATACACATAATATTTCAGCTACTGTCTCTATTAAGGAAGAGGAGTGGGAAATGGTAGGAAAATGGATGTGGGAAAATAGGAAATTCTATAATGGATTATCAGTATTACCTTACAACGGTGGAACTTACATTCAAGCACCTTTCGAAGATATTACAGAAGAGAAATATAATGAGTCAATTAAACATTTACAGAATGTAGACTTATCTAAGGTTGTTGAATTTGCAGATAATACTAATTTAATGGGAGAGGCTGCCTGCGCAGGTGGTGCTTGTGAAATTGCCTAGTATGTCAGAAAGAAAGGATTTTATACAAGGAATACATTATTACTTAGAAGGGGAAAGGGTCATTTTTACGGCCCTTTTCCATTTTCAAAGGGGACAATGTTGCGGGAATGGATGTAGACACTGTCCATATTCTCCAAAACATAAGCATGGAAATAAAATAGTTAGTAAAGAATTTGGTTATCTGAAAGAAAATACTTAATTTTATAAAAACACAGTTATGAGTATCTTTAAATCTACAAAAATATTTGACGGCTTTAGTACCGTCTTTCGTCAATGGGCTGCAGAAGGTACGCACTGTAAATTTTTACATGGGTATGATATTGAATTTAAAATTACTTTCGAAGGAGAGTTAGATCATAGAAATTGGGTATGGGATTTTGGCGGTATGAAAAGATCTAAAACTCAAATCGACGGTATGAATGCCAAGCAGTGGATGGATTACATGTTTGACCATACTACAGTATTAGCACCAGACGATCCTGAACTAGAGATCTTTAAAGAATTAGATAAAAGAGGCGTAGTTCAGTTAAGAGTACTTGAAGGCCCTGTTGGTGCAGAACAATTTGCAAAGTACATTTACAGTAAAATTAATCCCTTTGTGCAAGAAGAAACAAATAATCGAGTTAAAATATCACAGGTAGAGTTTTTTGAGAACAAAAGAAATTCAGCAATTTATATAGGCTAATGAATAGTAAGTTTAAAAAAAACGAAGAGAAGTCTCGACGTAAGATGCTTATCGAGGAGTATAGAGAGGAACATCCTCATACTCCTACTGATGAAGAGATACTTGAAAATAATAGCTATTGGGATATTGACTATCTTGAAGAAGCTAATAAAAAAACTAATCAAGGCATTAAGTACTGGGAAGAAAGATATAAAAATGCAAGCGGTAATATGGGTAAATGGTACTGTCAGATTAGGTTAAATAGGTTATATAAAAAACTACATCATTACGTAGATAAAAATAATTAATTAAAATAAAACATGGACAATATGAAATGTTTAAAAGACACAAAAACAGGCGGCATTACACGAGTAAGTGATTTAGAGGCTTACCAAAAAGTAGGTAATAGATTTCAATACGTATCTAAATCCGAGTGGAAAGCAGGTACAAGGACTATATCTGTAAAGCAGGTAGAAGAAATCAAAGAACAAGTAGAAGAAACTATCTCAGAAAAGCAATTAAAACGTAAAAAGTAATGAGCAAGATAGATCCAAATAAGTTACTCAT